GAGACACGAGAAAAATCAGCGTAATCAGCGCTGTTCCATTCGCGTTCTGCGTCTTTAAGTTCCTTCTCACACTCAATATACCCACGCATAGCCTTTAGCTCCCTTGCATCACTGCAAGGAAGTTCAATTTTGCTAAAGAGCAGTGTTAACTGCCTAATCGCAAAAATGGAGTCTATACAAGGTGTATCGAGTAACACACCACTTTTACGATCGAACACACGAGCAAGGAAACCTCCAAGAAATTGGGGGAGACCGCTTGTAAACCGGAAACCGGCTAGCAAGTCGTGCTCTACCTTACTTTGATCTAGGGCTTTTTGGAACCCCTTAGCAAAGTCAGGTAAGGTCATCGTGAAAAATGATGACCCTTCATGTTCGAATCGACTGACGGCAGTTTTTCTGTCGCCAGTGGTGTCAGTGTCGCACCAGCTCCCCAGTTCATCGAGGAGCTTACACCAGAGTAACATTAGGCTTTTCATCTCTTCCTTTCATCAAGGTAGGAGAGTCCCGTCTAATGTTACACCATCCGAACCCCCGAAACCATGTCGTGTAATAGGGCTATATAAACAAACCCTATCACAAAACATAGTATAAAGGGGGTTATGCCAGTCCACTTCATCTTTGGACTCTTGGCTGGGGTGATCACCGAACAATCACACAACCCTAACTCAGAAACATGACCAGTGTATACATCTATGATGTACCACGTGTCATCAGACTGAGAATAATAGGGAAAATGTATTGGACAGCGATCAGTTCTCCCCACCAAGGACCTTAGTGATGAGTGCACCCGAAGAGGCATTGAGCTGGGCAATAAACCCATCAATGACCTGCTTCGCCTCTGCAACCGTGTACCCCGTAACAGGGACATCAGCCACAACATAGAAACTCATGCTGTGCTTGATGTTCTGCGCGGAGATAAGCGGATCAGCGGCGATCTTCGAGTGATCGATTCGGACAAGGTGACGAGTTCTCTTACCATACTGGTGAGAGACCGTCTCCTTGACGACCCCGTCATTGCTGGTAAAAATACCAGCGTTGACGGAAGAGCTAGTTCGCGGAAGCGAAATAGCAACCGAGTTGATTGTAACTGACTGAGGATCGGACAGTGCCATTAGATTACTCCAGAGTTAAACCTTAACACATTTGTGTGCTAAGGATAGCGGAATGTGCAGTGAATGCTGTACTACCGCACCTTAGTAATACCAAGTGCGGCTAGGATCGAAAGCTGCTTCGTTGAAAACGAAGAGAAATCGAATCCGAAACCAAAAGGCGTGGCTGGCAATCGCTTTTTAACCTCACGAACGTGAGTTTGCGATAGCGTTCTCCGACCGTATCCATTAATGTATACGTCGGGGATGGTATAAGTTACTTTACTTATGGAATGTTCCATAATGTAACCATACCTGACCACAAGGCCGTCTGTTGCGTAGTCGGAAACGTTCGCAAGAACGTCTCCAAAATTACCTACCCAATCGGCGGCCCAACTCCAGGGTGCAAGATTCCATAGGGTCTCGGGCGTAAGCTCGATTCCTAGGAGTCTATCGAAAGAGGCAGCTGCTCCGGCCGTTTTCCTCCTACTGACAGAGTCAGTAGGGAGATAATAGGTAAAAGCACCCTTAAACCAGGTTTTAACTTCTTTCGAAGTCTCCTGGTACAAAGGGCCTGCTAATCCTCCTGCGATCCCTTGCCAAGCATTGATTTCGACCGTCGACAATCCTCCCTTGAACGCAAGTCCAGGGAAGTATGGATATGTCGAAGATCGGACCAATTCTCTTGGTAAGGTTTCCCGGATTGTTGGGAATTCATAGCTACGTCGGACCAATCGTCCGGCGTCCCGTTCGTACTGTTTCAAAATCTTTTCAGAATTTGAAACAGCTTTCGCAGTAT